GTCCGCATTGCGGCGAGAGGCACCGAGTATGAGCGCCGAGGTTGAGATGATGAGCTACGCGAGCCGCGGGCGCCGGGACGCGCGCATGGTCAATGCCCTACATGAGGTCTTGGCGCGCCTCTCGCCAGTCGCATCCGAAGACCGCTTGCTCCTTCTCCATCCCGATGACTACGCGACCGGCGTGGCTGCAATGGACCGCGTGCTTGATCGCCGCGCGGACGGCTCTCCTGGCATGCAGTGCCTCGGCATCCGCACGGAGCGAGACCGGCGCCAACGGCCAGGATTCGGGACTCTTGTCATAGGCTCAGGTGCCCCCGCGATTCACGTCGAGTTCTTCTTTCTCTGGCGCTGTCCGGTCTGCGCACGAGCCGCGCCGGATAACGCGATGGGGCCAAGTGAGGGCTGGGACCCGTGGCACTTCTCCTACCACTGCTCGGGTTGTAGGGCCGCAAGGGCGGTGCCGGCATGACCGCTATAGTCGGCATCTTCGACGGCGAGCGGACCTGGATGGCGGCGGACGGTCGCACGATGGCGGGCGAGGTCGTCATCAGCGAGTCCACCTCGAAAATCCTCTCGCGCGGCCCCTGGCTCGTCGCGGTCTCCGGCGACCTTCGCGCCAGCCTCGCCATCGCGACGCTCAGCATCGAGCCGGGCGCCTCGTCGGCCGATCTCTCCCTCCAGATCCGCGAGGCAGTCACGGCGCGGGGCTGGCGCGCCGATGAGCACGACGAGCCGAACTGGCGATACGAGGTGCTGCTGGGCGCGGAGGCCGGCCTCTACCACCACTGCTGCATGGGAAGCGTGCTCGCGATCGAGCGGCTGCGGCCGTTCGGTATGGGCTCCGGCGGCTGCTACGCCGAAGCTGCGGCGTGGGAGGCCCTCCGCCACGGCCTGCGCCCCGAGCAGGCGGTCATCTCCGGGATTCGGGCCGCCATGGCCTACGTCCCGAGCTGCGGCGGCGAGATCACGGTTGCATGCAGCGAGCCGAAGGCCGCGCCGCCGGCCGATCTGCCGAGGCCGGGTGGGATTCCCGGACAACGGAGCTAGCCTACCGCCGCATCCGCCGCCAGTGAGATGGGCGCTCCCGGCGTTTGCGGTGGTGCCGTGCCGTTGCCGGTGGGGGCACTCGGCGTCATCTTGGGAGCTAGCGCCGCAGCGGCCTTGGCCTCCTCGGCAACCCGCTTCTGCACGACTACCCAATCGACGGCGTCGGCAACGATGCTGCGCCGTTTGGCCTCCTCGAACGTGGTCTGCTTGTCGAGGATTCCTTCGTCCTTCAGCGCGCGTACCTCAGGGAAATCCGCGGCGCCGATTAGGGCGAGACCGTCCTTGTTGATCTCGACGCTTCCACCCGATCCCGGCGCCATGCCCTGATACTGCGCGGCGAGGTCAAGGAGGCCCTCTAGGAAGTCTTTGTAGGCGAGCGCCCATCGTTCTAGGCGGCTGTTGGCCTTGTTCTCGCGCAAGGCGGCATCCGTCGCAGTGATCCGACCCGTGGCGGGGAGTAGGGGCTCTAGCGACTGTTGGGAGATGAGACGCTCAAGATTGGCAATGTCCTCGACAAGCGTCCCGATCGCCTTGCCGTCGTGCTCAATCCATTTCGCCTCCGCGCCGATCTTGGAGGTGTAGAGCGTGCGGTTGACGCCGATCTGCGCCTGGTCTCCGACGATATCATCCGCAGGCGTCCATCCGGTACGGTAGAGGACTGGGACCGAAACGACGTGCAGGATGTTGTCCCGGTCGCTCGCCTTGCGCCAGTGCTCTAGGCAGGACTCGGCGAGGGAGAGGAGTGGCGGGGCGCCCTCGAACGGACCCTCTCTTTCGAGCACGAGGACGCGGATCGGGATCTCGCGGAGCGGTAGCGGTGCCGCGTCCACGATCTTCCAGTTCTCGGGGTCGTTCTTCTCGCCGCCGTCATGCTCGTGCAGCTCATAGCGGGCATAGCGCTCAGGCGCCGCAGGGGCCAGGAACTTGGGCAGCGTCGGGTCCGCCTGCTCGCTATCCGCCAGGCCGTCATAGTAGACGTAGACTTGGCGCACGAGCTGCTCGCCCCAGAGACCGACGCGCCGCAGCTCGTTGTGCCGGAAGCGGACGATGGCGAGGCGCGGGGTCCCGTTGACGAAGCGAGGCGTCGCCTCAATCAAGTCATCCGCCGCGATCTCGACAAAGTAGGGCGTCCGCTTCGCCTTGATTGCCTGCTCTAGCGTCTCCTGGACGGGCCTCCCTAGCACGTCCCGCGGGATGCGCGGCTTGTCCACGAGGCAGGCGACCATGCCGTCGGCTTCTGCCATGCGGAAGACGTCTGCCCCCCAGATATCGCCGTGACGTCCGGCTCGGTCAATGTTCTCCCAGACGCCGTCCACCTTCGCCTTTGCCGGCACGGCGGCCCTGCCCTCCGTCGCCGGAACTCCCTCGGATGCGTCCTGGCCGCGGATGAAGAGCGGCACATCGTCCCGGAGCTGGGGCGGCCGGCGGAATAGCCTGCCGGCATGCTCGTCCAAGGCGTCGCCGAAGAAGTCCTTGACCGGCGTCCGGTACAGACGCTTGGTGTACTCGGGTACCGTCTCGCCCTCTTCCATGGGCAGGATGGAGTAGCCGGTGATGAGCGCCGGGGTCGAGCGGTGGGGGCTCGGACGGTCCGGCATCGGCAGGACATCCGCCGCGGTCTGGGCACGCAGGGCCACCTCGATGCCGACGTTCGGGGCGAGCGCCGCTGCGCGCATTGCGGACGTGCCGCCCAAGAGCAAGCGGGGCAGCTCCCGCCGTATCGCCATGCGGCTGTAGGCCGTGGTCGGCGTGTCTACGGTCGGCTCTTCGTCATGCAAGGCGAAGTGCCTCCTCGGCTGGCCTCACCCATCCGCGACGCTCCGCGGTGCGGAGGTTCTTCATCGCGGTCTGCTCTTCGAAGTAGGGAGCTCGCGTCGGCCCGAATGCCACCGAACGCCAGATCTCCGCCGCCGCCTCGTACTCGCCGTGAGCCGCCAGCTCCGCGGCCTCGTTCATGCGGCGGGTGACGGAGATGTCAACCTGCATGCGCCTCCAGGGCCGGTGCCGTGAACCGGGAGATGCCGAATCGCTATGACATCGTCGAGACCAGAGAACTGCGAAACTGCCTGAGGATGCCAGTGTGGGCGGACTCCTCCGCTATCGTCTCTACACCCGAAGCGGTGCCAGGAATCCTCCATGGCATGATGTCGGTAACCCTCAGCCAGATCACGGTGCGCAAACGCGGCGCAACCGTAGCCGCCGGCATGTACTACTACGAATACCACCTCTGGAAGCAAGTCGGCCAATATCCGGTTAGCCGCGACACTGGACAGCAAGAGTCCGGGCGCCGGGATGTCCGCACGGCCGTACACTAGCCCCTCCGCTTCGTGATGGCGTCCATGGCCGGAGCGGTCATGCTCGACGGCGGCGGAGGCGTCCCCATCGGCACCGGCATGGGCTGTGGCACGTCGCCGGGGCCGATGGACGCCGGGCGAGCGTAGGGCGCGCGCCATGCGGCGCCCCTCCCCTTCTTCGGAGTGGTAGACATGTCCCGAGAGTATAGGCCCGTGCTGGCGGCAGGCGCAAGGGGCGGTCGGGCGCCGCCGGGTGGGTCAGAAACCAGTTATTGACCCAGCGCGGCGGGTTACTAACCCAGGGCGGACCTTGAGGCTCCGCTAATTGTCCGGACATTAAGCCCCCGCTTAAGTTCCGGGCGGGCAACGATGGCACGCGGTGAGAAAAAAGACGGGGAGCCGATCCGGGACTCCCCGTGGGAGGTGCTCGCGCGGGGAGCGCGAGCCGCGAGAATCCGGGCTCAGTCCGCCGCCGTCATTCGATCTCCCCGCGGGCGAACAGGCGGTAGTAGGCGCGTTCCACCCTCGGCGAGACGGGCCGGTAGCCGCGCTCTACGTCTGAGAGGTAGGAGAGCGAGACGCCGACCGCAACGGCCGCGTCTTTCAGGCTCATCCCATCCGGACTCTTCTCCCGGAGCTTGCGGAGGTCGAATCCGGCGGTCACCTCCAAGTGACCAGAGCCGCCGCATTTAGGGCAAATGACTTTGCTCGCTGGCGCTCTCATCGGCTCCGGAATTTCGTATGGCTTCCGCGCATTCAGCGTGAAAAGATCCGCCCCGTTATGCCGCCGCCACCGCCCTGTTCGCTACCTCGTTGACCTGCCATCCATTGATCGGCATCGTGAAATAGTAGTCAGGCCACCGCCAGAGATCAGGCCGCAACTCTAGGTAGGATGCGCCGACGCGGAGAGCGGTCATGCATAGGCGCCACTGCTCATCATCCGGCAGCGCGTACCAATCCTTGCCATCCGCATCCGGGTCGGGCGTCCAGAGGTGGCCTCTCTCGGCCACTCCGGCGTTCGGAAAGCCCTCGGTGACGCTATAGGAGGTGACCACGGGTTCATCATCGCGTGCGCGGAGATGAGCGGCGAGTGCCGGCCAACCGTCATAGCCCCATGGAGCGCCGTAGATCCCTGCGCCGACTCCGCGATCGACGATCTCGGCTAGCCATGCCCGATTCTTCCCCTCCACGTAGCAGTGGACCTCACACTGCCCGTGTAGCCGGGCCGCGAGAATCATTGGGTCGCTTCCCTCGGCTATCAACGTGTTGAGCCCGCAGAGCCATGCCGGTATCGGTTCGGCGCACCCCTCCCCGAGATCGAATGCGGCCTCAAACCCCATTGCCAAAAGCATGGCGAGGTCGCGTGCATAGTGCTCGTGGCCGAGGGCGCCGAGGTAATCGGGAACATTCTTGAGCAGGCTTGCGACCCTCTGCGCCTGCTCAGTTGACGGGCGGTCCGCGAGGCGGTCCGCGATACCGAGTGACTCCCGAAGTCGCTGCGTCGCGAAGTGGGCGAAGCGAAACCGCTCCCGCCCGCTCACTCTCACAGTTGAATCTGATAGGGAGTGGAACGCGATGTTGCTCATGTGCCTACCATAGCATGGTGCCGCGGACGATGCAAACCTAGAATCCCCGCGGCGCGCTCCCGGAGGTCCCCCGGCTGCTCAGGATGCGGTAACGTACCATGTCCCAGCAGTGGTCTTCGGCGTCGGTGTCTACGTCGTCCTCGTTTCGGGGCGAGCGCGGGAGGGCGGGGATGGTGCGGATGGAGTGCGGACAGTGCTTCTCGTCGAAGAAGAAAATGCCGGGGCCTTCGAGCGGGAAGGTCATGGACGCCTTCAACCGCTTGCGGAACGCTTCGGCTCCGGCGATTCGGCTGCCGGGCGTCTTGTCGGCCGTCTTCCACACCACTCCCGCGCGCCGGAAGTCATCCGCTATCGAGTGGCCGTTCTCTTCGTTGAAGATTGAAGAGTCCGCGGGGCCAGGATGGATGACCCGCGGTAGCTCGCGACCAACGGGCTTGACCATCGCGTGCTCTTTCTCAACGATGCCGCGGCCGATCTCGCTGGCTAGCATCCGGCATCCCTCGTTCGGTCGGCCGTTCCAGCCGTACCACTCCGCGACCTGAAAGAGCGTGCCGCGCGGGAAGGACCGGATCTTGCCATCCGCCATGAAGGCGTCGGTGCCGTCGGCTTCCGCCCACCATCCCAGGGCGAAGGGGTGGGAGCTGCCCCAATCGAAGGCTCTGTCCAAGTGCCAGCTCTTTGGGATCGGGAATGGCGGTAGGACGTGGATTTCTCGGCGCCATAGGTCATCGAACATCCCGCCGGCTTCGATATCCCAATCGCCGCCTTTCATCGCCCGCACGAGCGAGGGATTGCCGAGACCGTCGAGCCGCCCTTCGTACTCGGGGTCGTCTCGCGTCAGGCTGGGGTTGTCCTCCATGCGGGCCGGGATGAACTGCCGGAGCATGCCGCCCTCGCTCGCCGGTGTCCGCCAGATCTCCATGGGCGGCTTGGGCGAGATGAAGGCAGCCTTTACCCAATTGTGCCCAAGGCCGCCAGGGTTGGAGGCGGCCACGACACGCGGGAAGAAGTCGCGCCACCGCTCCGAGAACTCCATGCCGATCGCCCGGACGCGCGAGCGCAGGTAGCGGTACATCGTCTCCGAGAAGTGCGTCAGCTCGTCGATCATCAGGACGTGCATCTCAGCGCCCTGGTAGTTGTAGACGTTCTTCTCGTATTCGCAGTGGCAAAGGAAGATTCTTGACTTCCCGATGCGGATCTCGTTCTCGACGATCTTGGCCTTGCCGCTCTGGACCCAGGGCGCGAGCAACGCAGGGAAGCCGTGCGGCCCCTGCATGTGGTTCTTGTCGAGGTCTGGATACTTGCGGCGGAATAGATAGACCTGGAGGCCGGGGATCAAGTCACACCAGCGGATCGCCAGGGCGCGGAGGGCGTGCGACTTGCCGGGGCCGGCGGCGCCCCCGAAGAACAGCTCCGTGGCAGGGCTCTCGTAGACCTCGCGCTGTTTCGGGTGGAGCGGGAAGAGGGCGTCGTGGTCCTCGCCGGTGCCTTCCGCTGGCCGCGCTCGACCCCCGTACTTCTTCTCGCACGCCGCGACCGCCCGCGCCTGTTCTAGGCCGGGCGGAAGACGGCGGATGGCCGCGACTAGCTGGTCAAGGGTTAGGCGGTCAGCGGGTGTGGCGGGATTCGGTTCACTGCTCATCAGGCACTACGATACTACGCCGCGGCGGTCGCCTCCTCCATCAGAATCCAGTCCACGACCCGATCTGACCAGCCGTTGATGCGCGTCCATCCTTGGGAGGTGTCGAGCCCCGGCTTGTAGGGCGCCACGTTGATTAGGTAGGAGTGCGGTGCCCATGCCGGGGCGATGCCGTCCTGCGACTGCTCGTCGGTTATGACGATGACGCGATGCGCGTTCGGGATCGCCTTGCGCACAGCCTCAAGCGCGGCGCGCAGTTCAGTGCCGCCGTGGCGCTGACTCTCGGCGACCGCGTGACTCAGCGCCAATCCGCGATGGTTGGCGACCTCGACGACGGCATTGCTGAACGAGAACACGCGCAGCGACTCGCTGACCTCGCGCAGAATCACAGCGAGGCAGCCGGCCGCGTCGAGACGCTGCATCGCGCTCTTGGCGGAGAGGGCCATCTCCATTGATCCAGATACGTCCACGACTAGGACAGTGGCGCCCGGCAGCTTCTCGTGGCCGCTGAGCGAGCTGAGCATGGCTTCACTCAAGGCGTCAGCGTACTGAGGCGCAACGCGCGACGCCGCCAGGAAGCGATACGGGAACATCCGATCACTCCCGCGACCGTCAAGCAGCGCTTCTCGCACAAGAGCCGGATCAGCGCCCGCGTCGGTCATGTTCCGCAGGTTCATCAGGAGCGCCTGATAGCCGAGCTTGCGCTCCCGGAGAAGGCGTTCCCATGTTTCCTTCTTGTCGGCGCCGGCGGAGAGCGCGACCTCCCAGGTATCGGGCGGCGTCAACTCGCCAGAGATCAGCCGCTTCCACAGCGCGGCCTGCTCGTCATCCCTCGGCTTCGCGTGGCTCAGAAACAAGGCGTCGCGGAGCTTAATCTTGTCGCCGACCCCAGCGTACTTGGCGAGCCGGTACTCATCCCATCCGGCGAAGGCGAGGCGTAGGCCGCGCTTGACCTGGGCAGAAAGCTTGACAGTCTCTCCGCGCCCATCCTTCCACCAGAGCGCGAGGAACTCCGTCGCTTCATCCGGCCGACGCAGGACTGCCGCGAGGGTGTCACCGACGATCGGCCCGCGGTGCAGCTTCGCCAGCTGACGCACCAGGAATACCGGGACGTGCCGCAGGTTTAGACGCTGGCGAGCCTCGACGGCTACGGCCGCCAAGTCTTCCGCGCTCACCTGACCGCAGAGAGATTCGATGTTCTTGGCGATCTCGGAACCGGACTCGTAGAAGGTCGATTCCCAGAGCATGCAGGTCGAGACCGCGCGCAGAAGCGCCTCGACCGGCTTCTGGTGCCCGGCCCTAGCTCCCTCGTGCGTGACGGCGGCATTGACGGCGGCGGTGTTCGTGCGCATGAGCGCCCCCAGACTTGAAGTGCCCTACCCGGGAATGGGCGGCTACGGGAGTCCGTCCGAAGACGCTTTCTTACCGAAAGAAGTACCCGCAACCTTCGCCACGCGAAGGGCACAACGATGGACCGCGACGGGAATCAGCGGAGCCGGTAGTCGTGCGCTGCCGGCCGAAGCCGACCCGCTTCCGCTTCCCCAAGAAGTAACCGACACCTTCGCCACGCTACGGTTCATCGTTCTGTCCTCAGCGTCTCCGCTTCGCGCTCACAGAATCCTGCTAGATCACGGAGCGATTCGACGACCGACCTTGCCTTCCTGTGTGTACTTGCGACCGCATCCTCCGCCTCAATATCATCATAGGGAACGGAGGCTCCGCGAAGTCTCCCGGGGAGCGGATGTTGAAGAAGCCATATCGACCACAGCTTGAATTCATCAAGATCGCGGAGGGCGCGCTGCTTGTCTCCATCTCTGCTCATTATGCGCTCCTTAGCGTCTCAAGAGCTGCAACCATCAGCATCCGAGCAACGGTCGCGGGAGGCTCGGACCGCTCCGTTGCGAGCTTCGACAGCTCCTCATGCTCCTCGGCAGTAAGCGCCACCATCACCTTCCGCGTACGTGCCGCTACGCGCGGCGGGGGAAGCTTGAGGACTGCCATTGACTTACTCACCGGCTTAGTGTGGCATGGTGCGCTAGCGCATGTCAAGCACTATTTTTCAGCGTGCTGCGGCAGCGTCGCCCATCCGTAGCCCATCGCGTCGAGGAGGCGCCGGCAAAGGTCTCGCGGCCACTCCTCCCGCAGCGTGAAATCCGAGGTCACAATCGCGCGCACGGGCTGATCCGGTTCGATGAGCGCCCGCAGTGAGGCCACCGGCACCTTCATGCCGTCGAGGTGGACGGAGATATTCCATGGGTCCTCGCCCATGTGGACCTCGGCCACGAAGCGTGCATCCTCATACGCCTCCGCTCGGGTGCGGATGCTGACCGCGCCGTCACCCCGGCGCCGGTGTCCCGGAATAGTCGCGCCAAATCGGTCGCGACGGCTGCATTGCCCCGGCGGAGCTCGGCCTGGAGTTCGGCCATTAGGCCATCCGGCTCGTCGCCCTCCGCCAAGGCGCGGACTCGCGGGTCCATCACGTCGGCAGCTTGTCCTTGGAGACGCCGAGGATGCGCGCCAGTACTTCGTCCGGGTCGGCTAGGGTCACGTCCCGGCGGGAGGTGAAGGCGCCGCCGGTGTCTCGCGCCGCCTGGTCGAGGATCTCCTGCGCCACCGCCGGGTTCGGGTTCTTGCGCCCCTTCTCCCGCTCATACCAGAACTGACGCTCCTGGAGGCGATAGCGTTCGTTCGCGATCGGGACGTCTAGCACCTGCTCCCTATACGCCTTGCGTACTGTGTCGAAGATCTCCCGCCACTTCTCGGCAACCTCTACCTGGAGAGGGTTGTAGGAGCGGACGTGCTCCCTGGCGATCTCGATGCCGAATTCCTCTTTCACGTCCTCCGCCACCTCGGTGGGTGTGTGGAAGCAGGCGAGCCGCCGGACGATGAAGATTTTCTGCTCTTCTGTCAGGTGGGGCATAATGTCTCAGTCTGTGATGGCACGTGAACCGCCGGCTGCCCCATTTTGTCGCATGCCATGAAGCGGTATCAAGGCGTAGATCTCCCGCGGTTCCTCTCGACCGGGCCGCCCGTCCAGGTGGGATTGACGCGCTCCGCCGACCTGTCGCACGCCTCGAATTTAGCCCGGACTTCACCCTTGGATCGGAACTCGTAGCTGGCGGCGTCGTAGATGGCCCACTCGTCAGTCGTGCCGTCCCCGAATTCTATGACGTAGCAGGGGCGCCAGGAGTCGTGGCCGCCGGGCTCGTGGCCTACGCGCTTGAGGGAGACTCCTGTTATCTTCGCCCACTCGCCGCTACGGAAGGAGACGGGGTGCGTCGAGCGAATGAACGCCGGGCCGGAGGAGTAGCGTCCCGTGGACATATCCGCCCCCTTACTCCGCCCCTATGGAGCGCCAGCCGGTCCAGGAGCCGGAGCGGACGTGGAGGGCTACACAGGCCGCCGCGCGCGCGGCTAGCTCCCTCACGGTCTCTCTGTCAGGGCTATCGCACGCGATAAGCGTGAGAGCGCCGCAGTCTTCGCAGGTTGCATCTCTCGGCGTGCCGCGGTCGCTGCGCCAGGTAATCGGCCAGCTCTTGCCGTCGCATCCGTAGGCTGGTGCCGTGAACACTCCGTCCACCGCGCCGCATCGCGGGCAGATGATCTCCTCCCCCGCCACGGCGACGAGTTGGCCCTCTGCGGGATAGGTGGAGAGGGCAGGGCTCATCATCAGGCGCCCGCCGTGACTACGTAAGAGGTGCGGGTCGTGATCGCCGGGGTGCGGCTATCAGAACAGCGATGGGCGCCGTTCTCGTTGTGGCAATGCGGGCAGACGCCGGCCTCGGAGGGTTCATTCGGTGGCTCCGGCGGTAGAGTCCATTTCGTCCCGCATGGGCATGAGGCGGTCTGGACGCCGAGCAGTTTTGTGCCAGGCGGTCGCGTCGTAGCGCCTCGCGCGGAAGGCTGCCCCTCGCTCTTGATCTCGTAGAATGCGAAGGGGAGATCGTCGTGGTCACCTGTTGCCGGCTCGCCGCGGAGAATGCGAGAGCATGTCCAGGAACGGCGGCGTAGCGCTTCGTCGTGGTCGAGTGGGTAGGCAAGGCCGGCGCCGCATCGACAACGGGCGACTGCTGAATAGAGGAGGCTCCAGTCCGTGAACGTGCCTGACTGCGGCGGCGCTGCGGTGGCGGCACCGGGGATGCTCATACGTTGACCTCGGCTCTCAGGCAACTATCGAGAACGAATTCGTTGCAGGTGTCATCGCTTGCCGTCGTGAAGCGCGGCGAGTAGCGACAGTGGCAGTCACCCAGGAGCTTGGCACCGGCACGCGCTGCCAGCACGAGCCGCTCGCCGCCGCCGTCGAAGTATTCACAGAAGGCGCAGATCCTGGGGGAGGTCTCCGCGCTCATTCCAGACTCCCCGCGCCTTGCTGGCTAAGTTTAACTTGCCTGTCTAAGTACCCCAGCCGGCGCTCCGCTTCGAGCAGGCGCTCCGCCCTCTCGCGGCTCTCATACCGCGGGAGGATCTCCTCCTCCGAGCAGAATTCGTACGGCCCTACGCCTTCATAGACGAGCCATTCCCATGTGGCTCCGTCAGGAAACTCTACGCGGTAGCAGGGATGATGACCGAAGCTCGCGACAGTGATGCCGCGCACCTTCGCCCACTCGCCGGTTCGCGGAGCATATGGATTCACCGAGCGGATATAGGCCGGCGAAGGATCGGCCGATTCGTTCGGTTTCACGCCATCATCCTCGTGCATGTCCCGCATACCATAGCACAGTCGGCAGCTCCGATCTCGGGCGGAAGGCTCGCTGCGGCAATCAAATCAGCCACTCGGCCGGGCGCGCCCGCGATTCCGTAGCGGCGCACATCTGCGATATGCACCTCTACGTCGTGGCCTATGATCGCGAAGATTGGACCGCCGCCGGCCTTGGTGCTGTGAAACTTCGGGGCGCCGTACTCGTCGCACGCCTGTCCGCAATGATGGAGTTCATGCTCGCATAGGCAGCACCATGAGAGGTCAGGCGCCTCTACCGCGAGCAGGGCATCGAACGTCAGGATGAAGTCCGGGACATCCCCGAACCAGCCGATGACCTGATGCTCCCATCTAGCACGCGCCCACTTGCCGCCGGTTGCGGGTGGCATCGGCTTCTCTGCCATGGCTGCGATGCGCCGCTGGCCGCGGACATTCTCGACATTAGTCCAGAGCGCGCCGATCCGGGCGTCGGCCAAGTGGTCATGCTCGGGGTTGTAGAGCGGGGAGCCTTCGTAGATGAAGGTGGCGACTATCCAGTTTGAGAGCGCTTCATCCGGCTCGAATTCGACCGCCAAGCTCTCTAGTAGGGCGCGGGGCGGGAAGGGGCGATGCAGGATCTCCATGCGGATGGCTAGCCGGGGTGCGGCGCGGCGAGCCCCTCGACGAAGCAAGCCGAGATGCGGTGCGCGGTCGCAACGCTCGTTCCGAAGTCGAGACAGAGGCGCACTACCCACTCAGCGATCTCTTCATCGGTCCATGAGTCGATTGGCGCGGTCACGAGTCTTCCGGCGCGCCCGTGAGGCCATGCGGGTCATCGTCTCGTGCGGACTTCTTACCTGCCGCCTCTAATTTCTTCATCCACCCATTCGGGGGCGGCCACGGAACGCCCCACCGCGCGAGTTGTGCGCGAGTCTATCCGCCGCTGCCGGTGCGGGCGGCGATGATTTCCTCATGCGCTGGCAGCCGATGCTCTTGCTCTGCATCGATCGCGTCTTCGGCTACTTCTGGCTGATTGAACTGCGGGAATGGTCCGCCTCCGTCCAGCTCGAAGGTCTGAAAGTCGATCAAGAGCCCAAGCTTCGCATTCCAGGCGTCGGCGCGCTCTTCGCCCTCTTCGTCGAAGCCTCTTGGGGGCGGCCCGTATCTCGCGTACATGTGGGCAAGGGCGGCCTTGCCAGCGGCTAGTTTGCGCGCGCGCATCTCTTCGGTCGGGACGAAGGACTCAGGCGGAAGCATCGGCGACCCTCTCTCCGTCTAAGTAGCCGCAGAACGTGCAGCGCTCTCCGGGCGTGTAGATGCCTTTGTACGGGCCCCCCTCGGCGAGGTCGGGATAGCCGCACTGCGGGCAGTTGCTCGTTTCCTCCATCATCATGTCCTCCCGCGTGACCGCCTCATGCTCGTCTTGGTCACCTTCTGCCAACGACATGAGTAGCTCGTCGAGGTCGAGGCAGAGCCCCGTGGTCATTCGGTACATCAACTCAGGTTCGTTCTGGCCGGCGAGCACGACGTAGACGCGTTTCCCGGCGCCAACGGCCCATCCCGCCTCAAGGTGGGCGGTTCGGCCGCACGGCAGCAGTAGCACGCAGGCGTCGCACCATCGCAGCGCGTTCATGTCCAGGTCGAAGCCCTCGACCGCGATGAGGTGGCGCAGTGCCATGCGAAACCGCGGCGCATCCCACTCCTGCCACTCTGGCTCAATCTCTCTCCAGGCGAATCCGTTTCGACCCGGCGCCGGGTTGCGGAAGTCATAGCACTCATGACCCGCCTCTCGGATTGCGGCGACGAAGGCAGGCTGCTGCGGGTTGCGCCAGGAAGAGGCGAGGTAGACCTTCAAGCCTCCTCCGGTTGAAGCGCCGTGTGCGCCCGTACGCCATGCCATGGGAATCCCATCTCGAAGACCTCGACTTCAGGGTCCCGCTTGAGCCGCTCGAAGATGCGCGCCGATTTTGCGTCCTCGGTGGCCTCGAAGACGGAGAAGCGGCCAGCCTCCAGAACCGCGGCCTTGACGGCTTCGTAGGTTCGCTTCCGGCCAACCAAGTCTCCGGCCGAGTCGAACCAGTCGATGTAGGTCGCCCCGGCCATTAGTCCGCCCATGCTTTCAACGACTCGTAGACGGCGATCATACGGCGAAGATCTCCCTCCGCGAGAGCTGCCGCCGCTTCGTCAAGGTCGCGGCGCATCCCGTAGGCTGCGAAGGCGCCCACTCCCCCCAGAAGACCAAGGTACCGCGGCAAGAGCTCGTCCCGTACCCGCGCCATCTCCCGAGAGAGAGCTTCACCTAGAGAGTCGCTCACGATGCAGACCTCGCGGATTCCGTTACCGCCCTGCATGCGGGACACCGCACGAGATCTACGCGACGAGTCGCGGTGGTGGAGACGACCTCGGCGCCACAGGCCGATTTCACCATCGGCATGCCGTAGGTGCGCGCGAGGTCGTCACCAAGATCATGACGCACCGTGACCGGCGAGATCGCGAGGTGCGGCAGGTAACGACTCGCGCCTATCATGCCCGGCGTCCCGCAAGGCAGGAGATCCGCGGAACCGTGAACGCGGTGCGCCGACCGCATGCCGGACAGGTGTGCTCATAGGTGCCCGGTTGGAGGACAATGTGGCTCGGCGGGTTGTGCGCTGGGTGCGAGCAGGGGATCGGGGCGTCGCAGATCTTCCTAAGCGGCACCGCGACCTCCCGCCTTCAACCGCCGCGATCTGCGCCGCAGCTTGATCAGGGCGGCAGTATCGGCCTCTAGGGGTTCGCCGTCCACGAGGTGCGCCAAGTACTCCTCTAGCTGTTCGAGCTTCAACCACGCGCGGGAAGAAATCTCTGCCCACTCCTCGACGCTCTGGCAGGACTTGAACTCTCGGATCACCTCTAGCGCCGTCCCCAATTCAGCCCGCGGCCGCTTTGTCTCCAGAAAATCAATGATCATGCGTCATCTCCTTGGGCGCGCACGAATACCAGCGAGAAGCGCCAACCGATTAGGAATGCCAGGCCGAGATTGACCGGCAGCGCGATCTGGGGCCGGTCCCTCAACATCACCCACATGATTCCGGCGTAGACGATGGCCGCCATCACGCCCTTCAGGATCGGCAAGAGGTCGCGCGCGGTCACGCCCGCCCCATCATGCGTCGCAGCTCCCGCACCCGCTCACCCTCTACCCGCTGGTAGGGATACCGGCCCTTGATCAGGCGGGTATAGGCGAGGCCCACGGAGCGGCGGGCTGTGCCGGCCTTCAAGAGCCCCGGCACGTGAGGCGGGACGTTGCCGTGGAGGAGGACCGGGCCTTGCCGGGTGAACACGGCGAGGAAGCCGTTCCGGTAGGAGAAGCCGGATATCCAGGAGCTGCGGGGCGTCTCGGTGGTTGCCATGGACATACCATAGCATGGTGCGCGGCGAGCGTCAAGCCCTACGGCACGATGTCCGGCTGCGTTCCGGTTAGTGTCGTTTGCTGCGCGGTCTCAGCGAGGGAGTTGTAGTAGGCCGCCGCCCCAGAGCGGAATAACTCGGTCCTGATGATGC